AGTGTGTGAACGATACGAGTCTCGACCTGCCCGAGCACCCACTCGCCACTATCCGACGTGGTGCGCGTGGTGCGAACGACCTGCACTTTGTAGGACAGAGGCCAAGTGCTGTCATAGGCCATCAGGACGTTGACGACTGCGGCCTCTCCATCGAGGGCGTCATCGTAGGAGTCCGACATTCCCTTCGGTGCGAGGCGCCAACAGTAGTGGACGACGAGCGACGTCTCGACCAGGAGGCCCTCGGCAGGCCGGCCACGGTACGCGCGCATGTCGGCCGTCTCTGCCGGATGCACCGCGAACGCCTTGTGCGCGATGCTGTCAGCGTCACGGCCGAAGTTGTCGGGCGCGACCCTCGACTCCTTCCAGCCCGTGAGCGTGAGGATCCGCGCGGTGACGTCCTCGCGCAACTGACGGATGCTCTTCGCAGCCATCAGTACCACCGCGTCCAGTAAGACTGACCGCCGCGCCCGTTGAGCCACACCGTGCTCGCGGCGCCCTTCTTCATCGTGGCATCAACCTTGTTCTCGTCAGCCTCGTCGTAGACGAACTTGAGCTGATTCCACGCCTCGGTGTAGGCGCGCAGGTAGTGGTCGGCCAACGCCTGCCACCTACCGGAGTCCCCCGCTGATGTGGAGAAGTCGAGGAAGATCATGTGCAGCGTCAGCGCGACATGCGCCTCACGCAGCGCGCTGGGCTGGATCACGAGGAACGGTCTGCGCCCCTGACTGATCAACCTGTTGCACAGGGTGGCAAAGCTCTCGTCCAGGTAACTTTGGTAGCTGGTCGTGCCCGACGCCAGCAGGTTGGGAAGGTCGCTGTGACGCTGCGTCAGGTCGGCATCTGCAACGACGGGGTAAAGCGTGCGACGGCACAGCGCCGCGTCGTTGCGGAACGTGTGCGTGACTGCATCCGGCATCACCAGCGCCCACTCCACGAGCCAGCCCTCGCCGAGCTGCTCGGCCGTCGTGGTCGCCGCAGCCAGCGAGTACGTCGCGATCCCGCCTCCGGGGATCGTGACTGCAGACGTCACGAGCACCGTCTGATCCGGACGGTAGATCGTGATCGTCCCGCTCGTCGGCGTGGCCGTGGCGCCTGCGCGCTGGGTCGGGCATGTGAGCGCCTGCTGGCGTCCACGCTCGATCGTCTCCGTGGAACGGAACCGAGCAGCGTAGACCGTCTCTGCGAGGGACATGCCCGACCTCCACCTGCGTTAACGCTTATCGCGCTCCTTGCGATCCGCACGTTGCGCCGCGTCCTGCGCCGTCTTGCGGGCCTTGTCGGCCGGCACGCCGCTTTTGACCAGGCGCTCCGTCATGCGCTCCATGGCCTGCCGATAGCCGGGCTTCTCGCCGCTCACTTGCGACCCCGCTTCGGCGCCGTTTCGTCAGTAGCGTAGAGGCGCTCCTTCGCGGCGCGCATGTCCTCGAGGCGCTTCTCCTCGACAGGTAGGATCAGCGCACTACCGGGGTTGACCGGCGCGCGGGTGCGGTGCTCATTGACGAGGCGCTCCTGACGTCCGATGATGACGTCGATGAAGTCAGGATCTGGAACCTTGATCCATCCCTCCACGACGAGGCGCTTTCGGAACTCGCGATAGCCGGCCTCATCAGGCATGACGCGGAGCTGGCCGGCGACAAGCTTGGGCTTCTCCCACTTGGAGAGGTAGACCGGCCCGTTCACGCCCGCGAACTGCATGCAGTAGCCACCAGGCTCGACCTCCCACGGAATGACCACGGCGCCCTTCTTGGCAAGGTGAACCTCGGTCATCGCCGTGTCGCCGTTCTTGTCCACGCGGTTGAGTCCGGGGATCGCGACCATCTGCGTCAGGTCGGGGAGCCACTCGCCCTCCACTAGTTGCCAGTGCGCCGGATGGTGCGTGTACCACCACTGCGCGTTGCTCGGCATGTTGAGCAGGTTCGCCATCGCCTGCGGGCGAGAGGCAGGAGTGCCTTCGAACCCGGACACGTTGGCCGTCGTGAATGTTGCCGCCATGATCCCTCCTGTGAAACGCCGAAGGCGTGCCCGTACCATAAGCACGGACACGCCTTGACGCTAGGCGAGCAGGATCAGAGGTCGGACAGGATGCCGACGCCCTTGAGGTCCTGGAGCTCGGCAACGCCGACGAACGCGGAGCCGACGACCTTCGTGAGGCCGGAAGCGGCATCGCGCTCCCACTCCACGGCGATCGGGGCGCCGGCCGGGATGATCACGCCACCAGCGGCCTGGATGGGCGCCGGCGTGCCGAGGGCGTAGGCGATCGCACCCTCGCCGAGCATCATGCCGCGGTAGTCCGTGCCGCCCACGCTGGGGACGTAGGACGAAACGTGGACGTTGACGCCGAACAGCTTGCCCTTGTAGGACGCGCCGAGGGCGTTCGTCTGCTCCTGGTTCGCCATGAGGTACTGCGCCGGACCCACTTCCGCGCGCAGGCTCGACATGAGGTCGTTGTACTGCTGGGGATGCAGGATGGCGTGATACTCGCCCATGACGCTGGAGAGCTGGAGAGCGAAGATCGCGTCATAGAACTTGTCGGTCGTGAGATCGTTGCCAGTGCTTCCGACCTGCGTTGCGAAGCCACCGGAGAGCGCGCACACCATCTGATTGAAGCGGCCGTTGAAAGCCGCGACCATCGCGTTGGACAGACCCTCGAGGTCAACGCCGCCGGCCACGCTGTTGCTGACGCGAGCGAGATCGGTCAGGTCGTAGCGGAGAGCCTGGCGCGCCACGGCCACGGTAGCCGCGGCAGAGGTGATCGAGGTGTTGGACACAGCCGAACCGTCAGCCACCGCCGCCATGATGTCGGTGCCGTTGAGGCCGACGACAGGCACCTGGATGCTGTCAGAGCCGGAGCCGTTGATGCTGCCGACGTTGAGGAAGCAGGGCGCGTTGCGGAGCGAGCCGGTGTCCGCGAGCTTCATCACGATGGACTGGTAGAGCATCGCAGCGAGACGAGCGCCGCCACTCTCGAGGGCGGCAAAGTCGATATTGGCCATGTGGCCTCCTAGAATGGTTTAGACGTTGCCGCGCGTGTCGCTTTTTACGAGACCTTGCCTCGAGCGCGTGAGGCTCTCGCCTCACGGCTACCGTACTACCGTCCGTGACAGACTGTCAAGGCACGCTGCCCGACGCCTTGATCGCCGCGAAGTTCGCCTTGAACTCGCTCGGCGACAGCCGCATGATCGCTTCCGGCGTCCACGCTGCCGTTGGCGTCACGGCCTGCGACGTCACACCCGCGTTGCTCTTCGGCATCGTCATCGTCGTTGGTGCAGGCGCTGCGGCTGGCGTGGCTTCGGGCAGGTACGCCCGCACCGCCTTCGGCAGCGCATCCTTCGCAGCGAGCCACTCCGCGAGCGGAGGCCGGCCCTCCTGCGGCAGCTTGTTGTAGGCGTGCTGCACGTACTCCATGCCCTCGGCGTCGGTGATGCCTGCGCTGGAGATCTCGCGCTCGATGCGAAGCGCCTCGCGCTCGGCCTTGCTCTGCGCTTTGACCTCCTCGATCTGCGTCCGGTACTTGTCGGCCTGCTCGGCGAGCGGCGTCAGTTCGCCCACGCGGCCCTCGAGCTCCTTGACTCGCGCGATCAGTTGTCGGATGCGCGCCTCTGCCCCAGTGTTGTCAGTCCCTTCCTCTGTGCTCACTTGCCCTCCTCGCGCTGTACGCGCTCCCATACTGTCAACTGTCGGCGTGCCCATGCTCGACCAGGCGCGCCTCCCCAGAGATCCCACGCGATGCGGCCTGCGCTGGGGTAGTCCGGGTGTCCCGGCTTCGCGGCAGGCGCCTCGAGATCAACGGCGTGCCGCGTGAAGTACGCGACCATGCGCTTGATCGTTTCGATGCTCACGACCTGACGCTCGGCAAGCTGCCGTGCCCTGCGCGCACCCACGAGCGTACCGCCACGGCCGTACCGCTCGCGAGCCTCGAGGCCACGCTTCGCCACCTCGGCGACGTCAGCTGGCGCCCGCAACTCAAAACCCATCGCCCGCTCGTCGCGCAGGAACCGCCGGTAAACGGCCGGATGCTCGCGCTTGAGGTAGTCGCGCTGTGCTTCCGAGATGAACGGCATCAGGTCGCCTCGGGTGCCGTGATGGTGAAAGACCCGCCGACGTCACCCATGAGCGTCTCGGCTGCGTCGGGCGCCATGTTGAAGAACTGCACGAGCATCTGGACACCCGTGCCGCGCGGGAGTTCACCCTTCGCAACCGACGTAATGATGCCCTGCGCCGCCTGCACCTGTGCGCCGTTGAGAGCCACGGCAGAGGCCGGCACGCCTGCGGAGGTAGCCGCCGCAGCCACGCTCTCCTCGGGCGCTGCCGTGTCGGGCGTCTCCGTCTCTGGCATCGCGTCGTGTTCCTCGTCGGAGAGCTCGACCTCGGCCTCCACCATCGGGCCAGCACCGAGGTAGCCCGCGGCCTCCGCGAGACTCTCTGCGACGGCCTCGAGAACGCGACGGGTAGCCGCCGGCACATCGCCAGCGAGGAGCGCACGGATGGCCTCGGTGCTCGCGGTGATCTCCTCTGCCGCGTCGGCCATGTCCTCGCCGTGCTGCGCGTCATTGGATACCTGCGGCGCGGGCGCCGGCCCCGTACCCTCCGATTCTTGCTCCGCGGCGGTCGGCGCCTTCTCCGCGTCGATGGCCTCGAGCGCGGCCTTCGCGTCGGCCTCGGAGAGCGACCCGAAGTAGCGGAGCGCCTCAAGGCGCGTCATCAGGCCGGCCTCCTGCATGGCGAGCACATGATCTCGCCTGCTGGAGAGTTCTTCCGGAGACAGGGGGATCTCGCGGTACAACACAGACCAGCCGCCCTCCGGGAACTGCGTTCCCATCGCGCGGTTGTAGAGCGTGGCGCTGACGGCCATCAGTCGCTCGTCAGAGTCTCGGAACTGCATGACGTACTTGCGCTGTGCCGTGCGCTTGCCGTCCTGCGACAGCGAGATCGCATAGCCGCTCTTCGCGCTGCCGCTCGTGCGCTGGAGCTCGGACGGAGACAGGCCCGCGTCGGTGGCGAGTCGGTGCGCGATGGCCGCGATCGTGGCCTCGAGCTTCTCGACGTCAGCGCCAGCTGTGAACTGCCCGACCTGTGGCTGCTGCTCCATGGCAGCGTCAAGCATCAGGATCGTCGTCGGGTCGGTGATGACCTCGACGCGCTGGCCTCGCGTGCCACCGTCCACCATGTCGGAACCGGCGATGCGGACGCCGATGGCGTACCGCTGCGGGAATGAAGCATCGCGCAGGCAGTGCCCGAGGTACGAATAGTACAGCGCAAGCGAGAGACTGCCCTCGTAGAGCTCGACGCCGTTGTACGCATCGAACAGGCGATCCCCGTACAGGCTCGCGTGGTACAGCACGACCGGAAGGATGGGTGCGCCGAGCACCTCGTCGCCGCGAGGCGTGCGTCGGTACGGATAGGCTGGCCCATCGAAGCGCGCACCGAGCACCTCCTCGGTGACGTCCTCACCGAAGCGCGCATCATCGGTTGCAAGACGAACCGTGTAGGACGGGTTCTCCGGGTCGCGAATGTCGAGGACGTCCCACGCCCACACGGTTTCACCACGCACATGGCGCAGGCGCACCTCGGCGTAGGCCGTCGGGATCGTCGGCCGGCTCGGATCGCTCTCGGCGATCGTCATGTCGGGCGGGACAGGCCGATAGATCAAGCGGCCGTCCTCGACGTCTACGCGCATCCACATCTCGCGGAGCGCGATGGTCATCGACTGAAACCGACTCATCTGAGGCCAGAGCGCCGCGCGAGACACCAGATCGGTGAACCCGCTGACATCTCCGGCCCTGTTGTGCTTTACGTCGGGATCGGCGTCATATAGGGTACTTAGCTCGGTAGCCACAACCTTAAAGGGGTTAGCAGATAGGTCTGGCCGTCCCCAGGATTGCCGTCGCGTGCTGCCGAGCTGCTCCTGGAGGCGGTCCTCGAGGAGGCGCTGCCAGCGTCCCTCCATGAGCGCGCGTCGGTGGCGCGTGTGCTCCCAGCGCATCGCCTCCTCTGGGTTGCTCGGAGCGGGCGGCGTCGGCATTTTGGAGTAGGCGTACACGGTTCCCCCTGTCACCCGAGCCGTATCGCGGTCGGGTTGTAGAGGCGACGGCTCACGAGCTCGACGGCTCCATAGCGGAGGGCATCGATCGCGTGCTTGTGCTCGCTCGCCTCGCGCCCGTCAAACTTGAGCAGGTCATCAATCAGACCCTTACAGCGCGGGTGCACGAGGAACCCGCCTTGAAGCATGCACGCCTGCATGAGACGATACGCCGAGTAGACTGATCCCTTCGGTTTCCACGCCGTCTGGATGCGGAACGGAAGCGAGCCGGTCGGAAGGTTCATCCGGCGTTCCATCGCAGTCATCAGCATAGCGTTTGACTTCAGCGATCCGTTCTTACGCCCGAACACGCGACGGTCGCCTACCCAGCGATCCACGTTCTCCCAGCGCAAGCCGGCGCGCTTGAGCATCCCGAGGATCGCCTCGGCGTCCTGCTCCGGCGTGGTCATTCCGTCGCTCTGCACCTGGTCGAGAACCCAGATTCGCGGGTGTCCGTCGCCTCCATCACGCACGACGGCAGAGAGGATCGCCACCTGTGCGCCGGCCTCGGTGCCGTGGTCGATGCCGACGCCGATGAGCACCTCGCCAACAGGCGCCTCGTCGCGAACGTGGCGTGCCGGGTCGAACGCACGGAACACGCGATCCTCTGCCCACTCGCCTTCCCACTCCCCGTCGAGGCGCTGTGCGCGCTCCTGCGGGAGCAACTGGTTCGCCAGCTCATCGATCTGCGCCTGCGTCTTACGCGGTTCCCTCGCACCGATCGGCCGCGTGTTCTCTGGCGTCAGCGGGAAGTGCATGTCCGTCACGATGCCGGCCTCAACTAGAGCCTTCAGCCACTTGAGGTCAGCGCCGACCGGCGTGAGCGTGATCATGACCACGCCGTTGCGCGCGAACACGCGCGGGATCACCTCGTTGTAGATCTCCTCCGGGCACGGCTCATCGATCAGGCACACGTCGATTGTGGAGCCAGCGAGAGCTAATGACCCCTGCGCGACCGTTCGGACACGGATGACGCTTCCGTTCCGTAGGCGAACCACGGGTGTCTTGCCGCGAAAACCGCGTCCGGCGATGTACTCCGTGTCTAGTGCGAGACTGTCCTTCGGGAGAAGTTCCCAGAGCTTGCCCTGAATGGAGAGCGACGACTCCCACGACTGACAGAGGATCCACGCTTCAATCGGAGCGGCGCGCACGAGCTGGTACGGATGCGACCCGAGCGCGCGGTAAATGAGATCCACGAGGCCCATCGTGGTCTTGCCGATCTGGTTGCCCGAGCGGGCCAGCCGGATGCGCGATGTGTGCGACAGGAAGTCGAGCTGCGGCTGCGTCGGCGTGAAGTACGCCAGCGGGTCAGTCTGCGTCCGACGCGACAGCCGCGCTGCCGCCATCGCCATCGCGGAGAGTCCTGCGCTCACCCCGTCTCCACCAGGCGCACGACCGGCCGGCCACGACGGAAGGCGATTGCATCCTCGAGGCGCTCGATCTGCTGAACGCTGAACTGCCCCACGGCCTGCACGATGATGCCGAGGAGCTCCTCGTCGCTCATGCTCTCGTCAGGCAGCGCCGCCTTCGCGAGTTCCTCGTCCAACCTCTGCCGAGTCTCGAGCGCACGGTATTTCAGAGAGGCCATCGCCTGCCACGACTTGCTGTCGGTGGCATCGACCACGGCCTGCTCGAGCTGCTCCAGGCTGGCGCGCAGGTACTCGACAGTCGTCGCGGATGTGCAGATCTCCACGACGTCCTTTGGCTTGTGCTTGCTACCGCGGGCTGTTGGGCGTCCCATCCGTCACCTTTGGTGGTCAATGTTTGAGGCTAGCGAGAGAAAGTCGAGGACTACGTAGG